CACCACTCGAAGTAGAAAGTCGGGTCGACTAGCTCACGCTTCGCAAGCTGAATCCCGTACTGATACATGCCGTAACACAGCGAGTCGCCGCCGGTGCTATCGGACTTGACGCCCGCTGTCGTGATGCCGACTAGCAGCGGCTCGACACGGGCACCCGTCGCGAGCGCCATAACGTCCCAGAGTTCACGGTTAGGCTGCGCGTGCACTTCATCGAACAGCACTAGGTGAGGGTTAAGACCCTCCTTCGTGAACGCCTCGGCGGACAGCACGCGGTACACGCTGCCGGTCGCCGGTAGCTCGATTGCGTCGCGGTACGTCTTGAACATGCCGCCGAATTGCGGCTCTAGCTCGATCATCTTCTTAGCCGTGCCGAAGACGATTCGGGCCTGCTCCTTATCGGCAGCGCAAGAGAAGACCTCGCCACCCGAAGGGCCGAAGGCAAGACCGTATAGCGCGATACCCGCGCCGAGGGCGCTCTTACCGTTCTTACGCGGCACGCCGATTAGGGCCTGTCGGTGCTTTAGTCGGCCGTCGGCCGGGCGGCGCGCGAACAATCGGCGCATCATGGCCGTTTGCCAATCGCGCATGACCATAGGCGCACCGGCCGTACCGCCGACGCTGTCCTTTGTCACCCTGAGAAATTGCGTGAAGTCGCCGAAGTCGTCGCCGTCCCCGCCGCGAATTTCAGCGGGCGAAACGTCCGTCAGGTAAAGGGGGGCAGTCACTAGCCCTCCCTATTGGCTCGCTTCGAAAGCATTTCCTCGAATGCGTTCTTCGCCTTTACCTCGGCGAGACCCATACGGGTTCGGTCCGAAGGCGTATAGCCGAGTGACGCTAGGACGGAATGCAATTGCTTACGGCTGGTCGACAGCGCGCCGACTAGCGGATTGATTACCGGGTAGCCCTTTTCGGTGGTGAACACCCGGCCACTCTCGGCTATCTCGCGCTGAATATCCGCGCATTCATCGACCAGCCGGGCGGCAAGCTCGACGGTCGGCCGATCCGTGTCGGCAAGCCATGGGGTCGAGGCGACTACGCCTCGAATGAACTCGACGCCGTCGGGGCCGAGGTCGGCCGGAGGGTCGAAAGGAAGGGCGGGAAGGGGTGCCACGTCCGCGAGGGCGGGCAGGTCGCGCTTCCCGGGGTTGCCTAGCTTGCGCTTGCGCTCAGCGGGCACGGGGGGCCGTCCAGCAACCATGCGGCGACCCTCCCCCGGGCAGAAATACACAAACCGGGACGGTTTATGCAGAGACCCCCCGGTTCAAATTTCGCGGAATCGTGCGGGGGCATGGGGGCCGGGTCCGGAAGGTTCACGCGCCTAAAGAATAGACCGCCCCCGGGTACGCATACTTATGCATAGGTTGACCAGAGTCGGCCCGACTGCCCGTGTGTCCGTGTGCCTGCCTGCCACCCACCTACTCACGTGAGTAGGTGTTTTATCGGGCGTCCCGCTTACGACTATTACAGCGACGACACAGTACCCGCAGATTGGTTCTGTCGTCAGTACCGCCGACAGCCTTCGGAATGATGTGGTCGACCGTTAGGTCAGATGATGGGTGAGGGGCCACGCCGTAGCCTGGACACTGCTCACCGTAGCTTTGCCTATGCTCAGTGATTACTGACAGGGCTAGCTTCCGCCACCTATATCCGTAGCCTCTTGCCGTGCTGCCACCACGCTTAGCATTCAGCTTCGCAGCATAGGCAGCGCCACATTCATTACAGCGTGAGGCATTAGCGGTCAGCCTCGAACAGTCGAGGCAGGGGCGCTTAGGCATTAGCTAATCCAACCGGCAGGCAATTCAGGGCCGGTGTCGGCACCGCCCGTGCTATCGGTAGGGAATGGCTCGGGAGTGCAATCGCAAAGCGGCAGGGTTGCCGAATTCGGACCACTGCAATTCGCCGCGTGTATATGCGCCGCAGCGTCTAGCGAAATGCCATGCTGCGCGCACGAAAAAACAGCCTGAACCGTGTCCGACGCCGTAGGCAGGTCGGGCAGGTTAGGCGGAGGCAATTCGGGGTTCGCGGCAGCGAGGATAAAGGCTCGACGCTCATTCTCGGCCGCCACGATAAGGGCGAGTTCGTCAGCCGTAGGGCGACGAAGCCAATGAACAACAGCGTCGGCAGGACAGGCACCGCAGGAAGTCATAAAGCGCGCTCCGGTCAGAAAGGAGGATTCTTCGCGCCGAAGTCGTCGCGCGTCTTCATCTTGTGGCAGGGGCGGCAAAGCGCTTGCACGTTGCCGTCTACGTCTTCGCCACCGAAGGCAATCGGCCAAATGTGGTCGACGTCGAGGGCGGACGCGAGGAAGTCCATTCCGCATTTGCGGCACGGGTGGTACCCCGCCGCGCGGAGTTCCTTCCGGAGACGTCGAGCGGCGTCGTTACCCGCCTCGACAGCAGCGCGCCGACGGCGAACAGCAGCACAGCGCATGATGCCCCTTAGCACCTACTCACGTGAGTAGGTGGCGAATCGTTGGGTGCTCGCCCCCGGATTCGAACCGGGAACCTTCAGTTCCTAAGACTGACGCCTCTGCCGGTTGGGCCAGGCGAGCGAAGTACGCGCTACGGGATTCGAACCCGCGTTATCACCTTCTCGGTGATGTTCTCGGCCGCTGAACTAAGCGCGCGACTAGAAATCCGGATTCTAGCCAAGGGTGCGACCCTTTGGGCCCCGCGACGGATTCGAACCGCCGACCTCCCGATTACGAAACGGGCGCTCTACCAACTGAGCTAGCGAGGCATGAGCCCCTTCCGGAATCGAACCGGGGTCGGTATGCATCTTCCGACGGCGAACCTGCCAGGGGCCAAGATTTAGGGTTACTCGCCGCCCGCTCACCCGATGACTAGTCGGGCCAGTTAGGGCCGGTTTCACCCATGGTGCGGAGCGTCCGGCCGGGTCAGGGCCTTATCTCCGTACCGTGGCATACGCTGATGGATTCGAACCACCGACACCCGGGTTTGGAATCCGGTGCTCTGGCCACTGAGCTAAGCGTATATGTGTGGGGGTCCGATACCGACACGGGATTAGCCCGAGTACCCCACTCCGGCTCGCGCTCCGTGCCAAGGATTCGAACCTCGCTCTTCGGGTCCAGGGCCCGACGTACTGCCGAATGTACGAACACGGAAAGGCTGGCGTGGCAGGCTTCGAACCTACGCGTACCGGATTAACGGTCCGGTGCTCTGCCAACTGAGCTACACGCCAATGGTCTGCCGGACGGGACTCGAACCCGCGACCTACGCCGTATGAGAGCGTCGCTCTAATCGTCTGAGCTACCGGCAAAGTTCGCCCTGCCGGATTTGAACCGGCGACCTCTCGCGTATCAGGCGAGCGCTCTAACCAGACTGAGCTAAAGGCGACAGGGCCCGCGCTCAACCCTGGGAGAGAGCAGGGGAGCGCGGGCGAACTAGAGAGGGAATCTCGGACCGCCTGAGTTTGAAGGGTGCGCGGTGTTCCGCTCTCTGTCACTACTAGAACGGAAACGTTTCATGGAACGGAAGGGTTCCCTCGGGCGGGGGCCGTCGGCCGGGCCGGGTGACGAAGTGACGTTTCGGACCCCGTTTTTCGTTTCCCTTAAGAGTCTCTATAGGTAAACCAGAAACAACCTTAGAACCGTCACTTCGTCACCCATGCGGCCCGCATCCTGCCCGCTGATACACGGAGGGCGACCACCCCATCACTCGGAGTGGCCGCCCACGTGCGTAACTCAGTTAGGGTGCCCTAACCTCTGGCCTTCACCTTGCCCTGAACGATCCGGTACACCATGGCTCGCTTAAGGCCCGTCTCGGCTTCGAGGGTGGGTACGGGCACCTTCGCCGCGTGCGCCGCCCTGATGGCCGCGTAGAACGCCGACACGGCCGCTTCGGCGGCTTCCTCGGCGGCTTCCCGCTCGACCTTCGCGGCCCGCAGTACGGCTAGCGCTTCTGTCTGTGCATCCATGCGGGCAGTCTACGGCCCTAGACGGCCGCCTACGGGCACGGGAAAGCCCCGGCGGGCCGAAGCCTTACCGGGGCCGTCCAGGGGCTTACAGGGGCCGTCAGGCGTCTTCGTCGTCGTCCGCCGGGGTCGCCCACGTGATGTCGAGCCGGTCGGCGATGTTCGGCCGCCAACCCACGGCCGGAAGCATGGTCACGCGGTCGATCCACAGCGCGAGGAACGCGCGCCGCTCGAAGACGTCCCACCCTGCCCACGGCGTACCTTCGCCGAGGGGGTCGCCGCTGTCGCCTAGCCACTCCTCGACGGGTAGAACGGCCGCTTCGGTCATGGTCGCTTCGAGGGCGTCGGCGAGGGTCCGGCACTCCTCTTCGACGCGCGTCAGGGCACCGAGGGCACGGGCGAACGCTGCCCGGCCCGTCTTGCCTTCGTACAGCTTGTGCACGTCTTTGTCTTCGTACAGCGCCTCGACGCTGCGCGTCGTGTGGTCGAGCTGCGCCTTCACGGCGGCGAGTTCGCGGGCCGTCCCGTCGCGTTCGGCGGACGAAGCGAATCGGCGGGTGACCTCGCCGAGAAGTGCGGCGTCGTTTTCGTCGGCGACGTCGAGGGCGAGCATGCGGGCGAACACGGCCCCTGCAATGTGCGCTTCGGCTGCCTCGGCCATGACCGACAGGCCCGTGTGTCCGTACTGACGCCGGTACTCGACGTTTCGGGCGCACCGGTAGTTAGCCCCGCCCGGCCGACCGGCCCCGGAATGCGTCGCCCGGGTGCCGCACTCGCAGTACAGGAAATCCCACCCGCTCAGAAGGTGTGCGACCTCGCCCTTCGCCGCGCGCTTTATCTTGCCCGTCGGCGACATGACGGTTTGCAGGGTGAACCATTCGGCGGGCGTAATGATCGCTTCGTGAGGGGTGAGAGGAATGCCGTCGGCGTCGCGGCGAATCTCGAAGTCGAGCGAGCCTCGGTGCGGCTTGTCTGCCGCCATGCCCGCTAGGCGAGGGTCACGAAGGGTGCGGAATACCTGTGTCGCTGTCCATTCGGGGGCGACGCCGTCGGGGCGCGGGTTCGTCTGTTTGTTGAACCCGTGGCCGGTGCGTCCGGCGTGTGTCTCGCGCTGTGCGGGTGTCTTCACGCCCCGCTCGTTCAGCGTGACGGCAATCTTCCCGGCCGACTTGCCGTCGAGGGCGAGTGCGATCATGTCGCGGATAATCCGGGCCTCGGCCTCGACTACGGCGAGCCGCACATACGACACGCCGCTTTCGGTCTTCGTCTTCACAGCGCGGAAGCCGAAAGGCGCGGGGCCGGAAAGGTGGCCGCCTGCCTGCCGGGCAAGTTCGCGAACGTCGATGATGTATTCCGACTTGAGGTCGGATTCCTGCTTAGCCAATCCGGCGATGATGGCGAAGAATCCGACGCCGACCGGCGAGCTTGTGTCGAGGTACGGTTCCCGGACCGAAACGAGTGAGACGCCGTGCTTCCGCATTTCGGCTTCGATCTTCAGCGCTTCGTGTGCACCCTGCCGGGTGAGTCGGCGGAGTTCGTAAATAACGACGACGTCGCATTTACCGGCGCGGACCCATTCCATCATTTCATCGAAGCCCGGTCGGATTACCTTCGGATCCCACCCGCTCTTACCGACGTCGGTAAAGCATGCGACGGGGGCATAGCCCTGCCCGACGCAATGCGCCTCGGCTGACGTACGCTGCATTTCGGGGGACGCCTGAGAGTCGTCGGCGGATCGCTTCGACTGTCGGCAGTAGATGACTGCGCGGGGCCTGTCCGGGGCCACCATGCCGCCCGGGTAGATGTACCGGACCGGGGTGGACACGGTCAGGGTGTCGGCGGCTTCGAGCACGTTCTTAACTGTCATGCACTAGATGTTACCTACTCGAACGAGTGTGTAACAAGTAGTGCCCCACTCATACGGCAACGCCTCGGCCGTCCGTAGCGATGTCTTCCCAGTTCAGCGGCACGGCGTCGACCATGAAGACGCGGGCGCGTGCGCGGAGCGCTTCCCGGTCGAGGGCCGGTGCTGTCGTGTCGGCGGGCGGGC